TGTAGGTAAAGTTACGTTAGTTGCGCCCGTAGTTGTTAACGTGAGTGCATTCGCTCCAGCCGTTGTAAACGCCGCTGCGGTAGTCAAAGTTCCTGCAAGAGAGACTGTGTACCCACCAACAGATAGCGATTCGATATTTGTAGCACCTTCTACGACGTTAGTACCGTCACAGAAAAGAAACATTGTTTTGCCGTTTGGTATCGCAATACCCGAACCGCCAGAAGTTTTAAGCGTGGCGGCTTGTCCCGAAGCATTCTTAGCAATATAGATTTTAGCGGCTGTAGGGCATACGACAGTCGCTGCCCCAGTAAGACTTGATCCTGTATCGGTGAACTCTAGCATCGCACAACGCGATTCAGAGGTTGTACCATCAGCGCTAGTCAGCACATGGGAGTTACTCGACCACGTGTTAATGACTGCACGCCCGACAATGGCCTGCTCAATCATAGAAGTGATATTGTCGTTTACAACATCCCCCCATGTACCACTGAGTTCCCCTTGGACAGGAAGGGCTAGTTTAAGTGTCGAAGTGTACTGTGTTGTCATCTTTTAATCCTCACGCGGCTATATCTTGCCAATTAGGAGTCTGTCCTGTTGAAACATTACCCCAAGTTGGTGCTTGTGCGCCAGCAATATTTTGCCAATTGGGGTTTTGATTGTCATTTATGTCTCCCCAAACAAATACTGTACCTACCGCGCCTGCTGCATTTACACCTGTTACAGCTACATCTGAGTTAGCTGCAACTATTACACTACCGAGTTGTGTTTGTCCGTAGACTCCTGTTACATTTTCTACAATACCTAAACTTACAGAGACAGTTCCAATAGAACCTGTGACCGCAAGCCCAGATGCTGCGACCTCCTGCTACAGAGACTGTGCCTAAAGCACTTGTAGCGCTTACCCCAACGGGGTAGATATTTGCTTCAGCAACAATAGCTACTGAACCTAGCCCGCTTGTAGCGGATAAACCTGCGGGGGAAACAACCGCTCCCGCTTCTATAGTTACACTACCAAGTGCACTTGTTCCTACGTTACCAGTCACTGCCACATTAGCAGCGGCGGAAACTACAATTGTTCCAAGCCCTGTCGTAGCTTCTAGCCCAGAGGGTTGAACTACAGCCCCTGCACTAACAGTCACGCTACCTAACGCAGATGTGCATGAAACACCTGTAACGGCTACATTAGCTGCCGCATCAACAACTACAGTGCCTAATGTTCCTGTAGCTGCAACCCCTGTTGGGAAGATATTTGCTTCCGCAACAACACTAACTGTACCTATTGCTGTTGTAGCTTCAAGCCCAGCAGGTTGAACCGTAGCGGCACCACTAACAGATACAGTACCAACCGCACCCGTAGCTGACGGCATCTGTACATCCGTACCCCACGCGGTACTGCCCCACCCACCAGCAGACCAACCTCTATAGGTTACAAGTACATCAGCCATCAGTCATCACGCTATTCGTATGATGGCGTTAGACGCATCAGCAGTAGGGAATTGAATTGTAAAATCACCCGCTGTTGATGTCTTGTCAGCTCCAAAATCAAGAACCGCAACAGCAGGATTAGTCCCGCCTGATTGGTAAATTAACGCTCCACGCGCCGTAATTGTTGCTGTAGACCACGTAGTGTTTGCAAAATCTAAGAGCGCCGTAGTACCAGACGTTGTGGGAGCTACAACGGTTAACGTGTTACCACCCGCTGTATAACCTGTACCGGATACTTCGTTTGTTGTACTGTACGCTGTTGTTGCTGCACCCAGTGTTGCGGATGAGGTAAACAGTGCGATCTTAAACGTCTGAGACGTATTGGAACTAAAGTCCATTTCTCCATCAAGAAGTGCTTTCTTGAATGAAGTTACCATTGCTTGTGATATTGCCATTTCTTATCTCCTATTCTACTTTCATTCTAAACTGCCCAGAGCGATACGTATCTTCACGAAGTTTACCATCACCCAAAGTTTTAAGCAGTTTTAGCGATTGAACGTATAAACGCTCATAAAACTGCACTAAATCAGGCTCGCCTTTCATAAAGCGTATTGCCTCGATTAATGCCCCATTAAGTAACGCTGAATCAAACTCATCACCTAACCATGTAGTACCCGCTGTAACAATGGACTCAGGGTAATACCCATAATGTAATTCCATTGTATAAGCGCCATCAGGGGTAGGCCCTAAGAGAAACGAATCATCATCAAAATATGCGTAATGTTTCGGTAATCCTTGTGACGAAGCACTAGGATACGCTTCCCTAACAAAATTTACATCTTTATTGAGTAAGTAATGGTAGTCTCCAGCACTATCAACAACCGCTAGTGAATAGCTCCACAGGAAATCTGTAGGCGCACCAAGGTATTTGTTTCCTGAACTAAGTGTTCCTGTTACGTTTCTACGCAAGGCAGGAATTTGAACGGTGTTATATATCTTCTGTTCGGCTTGTTCAGTAAACATAGCGAGTTGTTCATCAGTGAAAGAGTTCTCAGTGATGTTCTCAATATTTGTTTTTAACTCGCTATAGTTCATAGTTTACCCCATTGGCCCGCGAGCCATAGTTCCTTTTGTAGCCGCACCTGTACCACGGATTTTTACTCCCGTAGTTTTAACGCCAGTCATGTTAGGCTTTGGTGCGTGTTTACATGGGTACACACCTTTGTCCTTTTCGACCTTAACTTTTTTCATTCCAAATACATTCATTTTACTACTCCTACGTAATGTTTACGGTAACTTGCCCTAAATAGCTAGTCCCAACTAACGAATTGGGGCTAAGCCCAAACGGATCAAGCCCTCCGCCTACTGGGTTCCATCCCCATTGGATGTCCCTACTACTATATGGCCCAGCTTCACCAATACTTGTATCTATTCTAGGGTCTCGTATAGCCTGTGGATCATCTACAGGATATTCCCCTAATTTAAGTTGCGGCTGGCTTGGATTCCAACACTCAGGACAGGCTTTAATGTCTGTGTCCCGCCCTTTAACCACGAGGTTACGCAACTCTTTAAGTTTGTACTGAAACCCACAAACGTCGCATAAAGCGATGGCTTTTTTAGCAGATGCAAACCTAGCGCCCATTTTATAACCTGCCTATTTTAGGCACAAAACGTGCAGAAGTTTTTTCACGGTCTTCTTGCGCAGCTAGGGCAAATTGTTCGTCATAAATCTGTTTTAACATGCCCACACGCTCAATAAGCTCTGGGTCTTTCATGGCAATATAATACGCTAGCCCTGCAACCATACAGGGGAAAAATCTAAAATTCATGTCTGCGGTTTGTATACCACTACCTGCGTCTTCAATACGACGCATACGCCAATAAACAAGTTGATAGCTTTGTGTCCCATCAGGAATAGGCCATACAGTAGCCGCAGGGACTTGTTCCCAATACACGGGAATGGCAGCGCCACCCACTGTATGTGCAACGGCTGTTGTGCCTTGCTGCCCTCTAAAACAGTTCTGTAAGACGTTACCGTCAATACTGCCATAGTTTATTATTTCGTCTTCAATCTTAACAAAACCTGCGGGTGGTAAGTCAGAGACACCGCTTAAAGTAATAGTAGTGTCTGTACTCGACGCTGTAGCCGCTAGTGTAATTCCTACAGGATAAGTTTGTCCGCTATTCCTGTGGATGAAAAGCTGTACTGGTCTACCTTGTGTTAACTTGTTAGGGATAGACGCGTAAGTGCTCACACTAATACGACTTATAGTAAGATCAGACTGTAACGAAGTATTACCCGCGCCCGTGCGTATTTGATGCTCCATTAAGTCAATGGTATCGTCAGGTAGAGCATATGTTGATTGCCCCTGCACGAGATCAAGAGAGCCTTGCTCTATTGTCCACATGTTAATACCACGGTTTTGCCACTCAATCGTCATTAAGTTCATAGATCGACGAGCAGTACGTAGATCGTAGCCTGAACGCAACTCGCGGCCCGCACGTTCCCACGCTTCTTCAGCGATCTCCGTGAAGTCCATATTGAATGTAGTGGTACCTGATGTTGTCATGAGATTGCCCATTCTCCTGAGAAGAACGCGTCAACTTCTTTTAAAAGAGCTGCTTTACTCTTACGACGGTCCAACTCGATATTATACTTACGCATAAGTTTCTCAAGTTGTGTTTTGGACATGTTCGAGTAGTCAGGGACTTTAGGAGTCGCTGCTTTCTTAGGTTTTTTGACAGGTGTAGATTTGACACCCATAGATACGAGCTTAGCCTCGGCCTGTGCTTTAGTCATCAGGTCATAGACTTTAATGTCGTAGGTGTCATCAGCTTGTTTAACACCTATTTGGTATACTGGCTCTCCTGTTGAGAACCTACCGTTTTGAAAAATCTCCATCACTTTTTCCCCTTACGTTTGGCTGGGGATACTCTACGCGGCTTACCCGCAGGTTGTCCCAAGCGTTTCTTTTCCGCTACCTTCTTACTCTTCTCAGAGCTAGACATCTCACCAGAAGTCTTAGGAGTCTTAGAAGAAACTCGTTTAGAAGGTCGGCAATAGGGGGTTCCTCGCCCATCTCCTTTCTTCCTACCACAAGCCTTTCCGGTGCTAACGTCTTTCCAGTCCTCTTTGAACCAGCGTTTTAATGCTGCTCCTTTGGCTGTTTTACGTATTTTACCACCAGACTTGTAGTATGTACGCATTACTTACCAGCCTTTTTCTTCCGGCATTTAGCAATAGCACCTGATGCGTATGCGGAAGGAAAGACTTTATAGCTTGCCTTTACCTTCCTATAGCACGAATCTTTTACAGACCCACCCTTTTTGTAGCCACATCCGCTACTGCTTTTCTTATAGTAACTACGCATTATGCGCCCTTCATTGTTACCATTTTGGCTTTACGAACGCCTTGCTTAGCCATACCGCAACCGCGAACCTTACCGCCTTTTTTCATCATAGGCATAGCGCCACCTCTATCTTGACCCATACCCATTGGGGCACGTTTTTTCTTTTTAGGGGGCATTGGACCGCCTGTCATAGGGTTTGGCCCTGCCATAACACCACCAGTGCCTTTAGGACTGGGTTTAGGGCCACCTTTTGGGCCACCTTTTGGGCCACCACCTACATTAACGCCACTATCATCGTACGGGGCACGAGGGGCGGGCTTCTTCTTTTTCCTAGGGCCTGATTCAGGTACATTAGCCATCATCCCACCCATATTGAGTTTCTTCATTTTGCCACCTGCTTTGTAGCCTTTAGTCTTCATTTTCATAATCTGTCTCCGCATAGAGGTTGTCAAACACTTGATTTATATCCAGCGTGTAATCCAAATCAGACTTGCTGTAATGGACATGCTGGGACGGTCTAAAGTCGGGAGCACCTTCTCCCATTTCAAACCACGCAGGGTGAGACACCCTAACGCGATTATTAGGAAGGGCAACAATATTACCCGTCCATTTTCCTGCATTTAACAATTCAAGCACGTGGGCCTGTTTGTGTTGGGCAGGATCATCCGCTATTTCGGAATCTGTGTAATCAACAGTAAAATAATACTTTGCAGGGTACGTATTACCATCAATTTTTGCCATCCACGGACAAGGAGAACAACGATCAAGCACATACACACTGTGAGTTCTTGACGCGCAATCCCAAGGTTGTGCCGCCCATACAGGCATAGGAGTAGGCCATTCTTCTAACGGCGTATCTCCTACAAGTGCGGTTATAGGCATTCTTGCCCACATTGCACCCCCGTGCGGGTTAGGTTCGTCAGTATCGTAAGTTTCAGCACCTGTAAAAAGCATTTGAAACGATAAACAACGACTTGGTACAGTTGTAACAGCAATAGCCATAGCATGAATAAACTCGCCATGATATTTCTCATGGTTGTGAGTGTACTCTTGCCGTACCCAACATTTAAAATGCGGTATATTTGACTGTAAAAAAGCCATTAACAGTTCCATTTCCGTAAGCTCTTATTAATACGGCTATTTGGATCATTAGCCGTCTTAGAGCTTGTGTTACGCTTCTTCATACCTTTCATGCGAGCACAAAAGGACTTACGTCTGTTAGCAGCCTTAGAACCTTTTTTGAGTTTACTAGGTTTCGTGGTAACGGCAGTCTTTAACTTACTGCCGGGATTAGCCTTACGATAACTAGCAACACCTTTTTTGTTCAGG